CTCCACCTATGAGATATAATATTCCTATGACGGAAGAAAATATACGTAGAAATCTGGCAAGAAATAGAACTGCTAAAATTCATCCCAATAATATTCAAAACTACGTTCATCCTAAAAATAAGGCAAACTTTTCAAAAACAGTTAAAAAGACTAACTATAAAGGAAATACAATACCAAACAGACATAGTAAAGGTAATGCGCAATTTGTAGGTATGAAAAATATTGAAAAATTTAAACAAGAAACTAAAAATGGAACATATAAACAAAGATTTAAGGAATATAATAAACCAGTAAATAATACAGCATATAAACAAAGACTTCAACAATACAATAAGAATCGTGAAGGACGTCTAGTAGCAAAAGCACCAGCACCAGCACCAGCACCAGCACCTGCTCCAGCACCAGCACCAGCACCAGCACCAGCACCAGCACCAGCACCTGCTCCAGCACCAGCACCAGCAGTAAACAAAAACAATAATAATTTATCGTGGCGATACTACTGAAACAGACTCTAAACCTGAAGTGCTAACATAATCAAAAACACTAAACGGCATCTTCCAAATAATATCATACAAACTAATAGATATGGGTGTATATGATATTGTTACCCCTGATAATCTAACAAAGGTGCTGGCTTGGCGAGGCGGGCGAAATTTTGCTGCTATTCTACGACCCAATGTACTGTTCTTTTGGACAGGACGCGGTGGAGACTCTGATGATGGAATTACTATTGATTTAACCGGTCAGACCCTCAAGCAACTCGATGAAGATGGCTGGTTGCTACAACCATCAAACATAGAAATACGGATTGAGTTTCAAAGTGTCAAAATAACGGTATCAGGAGTGATTATAACTCAGGCGGTTCTAGGAGATGATGGCGGAGAAGACGAATCCGATGCGAAACTTGATGAATTACGGCATTTTTTGGATAAATTGGTTGTTAAGCAACAGACTAGAAAAGAGGTACTTATGGTGAATCGTCTAGAAATGCCTAATGTGTTGAATCGTGCACCTGGAAACAACAAATCGCGGACTCTACGCCGTAATATACCGTACAACGCCAAAGGGGTGATTTCTAGTTTTCTAACCGGTGAAAAGGGTTCTATAGGTTCACAGAAGAACAAACTACAGCAGAACCTAGGTACATCGTTGGCTCCTAGACCTAGAAAGCGTCATACTCGCCGCCGGTGTTGAAAAAATTGAGGGGTCTAATGCCGTTGTGGTGATTATTGCCATCGTCCTTCGTCCAAATCCTACGCTTAATACCTCCTACTTCCTTATAAAGGCGATGTCTGCCTCTGCTGATACGCTTTCCTTCCCTTCTGGCTCGTGGACTCTTCATTTCCACGATCCAGAAGATACTACCTGGAGCCCCGAGTCTTACAAGAAGATCGGTACCTTCTCTAACTACTCCGAGCTGTGGGGTACCCTTAAACAGATTGGCGACGAGCGCTTCCTATCCGGTATGTTCTTCTTGATGAAGGACCCTTATCTGCCGCTCTGGGAGCATCGCACCAACATTCACGGTGGCTCTTACTGCATCAAGGTTCCCGAGGCAAATGCTATTGAGACCTTCCAACGGTACGCTGCTGCCGCCATCCTAGAGGTCGTGTCCGCCGATTCCAAAAACACCATTATTGGTGTCACCATCAGCCCCAAGAAGGGCTTTCATATTCTCAAGCTGTGGAATCTTAGCTCTAAGATTTATAACAAGCCTACCGAAGTCCAATGCTACGGTGAGGGAATGAAGGGCGCTGATATCCTTTACCGCCCCCACGTGGACCAGAAGATGTAGAGCGGGCTGGATTTCAAAGCGCAGCGGTCAAACAAAAATACAAAAATGCGCGTGCCGAACGCGGCTTTTTGTGTTTTTATAGGCGGATTAAACGGTTGGAGCGACCTGGGTGGGCTGGACGCCAAACGCGTCCCACATCGTCTTATATACGCCGTTATGACAGAACCAGATATGCTTAGTAGAATCATTCCTGTTGATAATTAGCGCCTTGAAGAGAGCAGTAGGACTTGCGTAGTCCGTACCATTGTGACGAATACAGTGAATTCCATCACGGAATACTTTCACTACCTCAGTCATATTTGTCAGACTCGCATAGTGCTTATGCTTGGAGTGCGTTGCTAACATAGAAGTTCCATCAGGAATATTTGCAAGATACGCTTGCGTAATAGCATTCGCCTTACCTACAATAGGAGAGGCAGCCCTTGCTGGCGCTGGGGCTAACGCTGGCGCTGGGGCTAGGGCTAGCTCAACGGCGAATGGATTTGTAGAATTGGCATACTCATATAGTCCAGAATAGAGGGAAGGAGGAAGAGTGCCACCAGCGATGGCAAGGAGGTCACGGGCAAGCTGGATGGACGACATTGGATATTGGGGAAGTTGTTGGGAGGTTGTCTTGTGCTGTCGTGCTTGATTGACCAAGTGGATTTTGGGGGAATCAATTTTTGTCCGCGGAGGTGAGATTCCCAACTCACTCACTCACTCACTCACTCACTCAACCGTCACCGTCTCATACTCGCCATCAGAATTAATCGTTTCTAAGGTATACGAAAGCGGAACATAACGGCTGTTGGTCAGTGACCATAAGGTGACAAGTTGCTTAAGTGGGAGGTTTTCGGGAACTGGATTAGCGCGGAGCTCACCCACCCACTCCGAAAGGTCAATATCACCTGTGATTGGCTGCTTGATAACAACGGACAGGTAAGGTACGGCGGGCTTGAAGCGTCCCATTGGCGCCGTTGCCGTCGCTGAAGTAAAATGCTGTGTTAGCGGATTAAAGAGAAATGCTAGCTCGGCGACCTCATTTGGCAGTGCGACTGTTGTCGGCACAACACGTCCATCGGCAAGTAGATAGTAATTCTGGGGCTCGGGACCTAACCAAGTACGAAGTGCTGATACCGCATTTTGTACTTGTTGTTGTACGTAGTCGTACGCCATGTTCGCATATTTTGCGTATCCCATTGTTTATGTATTTATAAATGGTAGGATTTTGTTTAGACTACCGACGGTCCTTACCGGCGGTTTACCGACGGTTGCGGCGGGTCTTCTTGCTATTCTTATTCGCACGACGCGTCTTCTTACGCTTGCCACCTAGTGTAAGAGTCAATCCAGGTTGCCGCGGACCATAATACTGCGGCTGACCATATTGCGGCTGATTCCACGGTGCTGAAGGACCTGATCGCCATCCGGATGACTGACTTGCTCCCATATTACTCTAAATAATTCTAATATAATTATTTAATGCTTACGGGTATTCTTAGTGTTCTTATTATTCTTACGCGTCTTACGTCTACCGCCAACTGTCGCATTTGCAACATTCTTCGGTGCATTTGAATTCTTATTCGCATTAGTGCTCGCATTGGTGCTAACATTAGCGCTCACATTCTTAGAGACATTTGCCGACAACGTGTTTGTCGATGGCACAGAATTATTCTGCTTGGATGCTCCTAGCCCCATTGTTTCTATTTTACACATCGGTTTTATAAATTAGCAAGTTGGTTGGTCGCAGCTATTACAATCATCACATCCCTGATTGCCATGTCTACCTCTACCTCCATAACTATGCGTTACCTGAAGTAGCGTCTGGTCAAACACAATCAGTGCTAAAAGGAAAATTATAAAGATAACCGGAACGGCTAAGACCATATACGCAAGGAGTTCCATGCCGGATGAACAGAGGAGCCATAACGCACTTGTGCCAATTACGGCAACAATGATATTTTTGACCGCCTCAACCCATACGCCTCTCCATAAATTAAAAAGAACTACGCCCGCCATCACAATAGGAAAGGCTTTTGCCGGAAGGCATGTTCCAGCCCATAGAGTCTTAATATTAAGATTAGAACTCATCCTACATAAGCACTATTTTTCCATTTTCTAGCTTTCCAACTGGTAATCCACGTGTCGTATCATCAATGTATTGATAGACCCGTTTTGACTCTGCAGATACGAAATACTTCACCTTCTTCTGAGTTTTGACGTAAAGGTCATTATCCTCATCGTCGTCCTCCTCTTCCTCCTTAAGTTCTTCTGCAGCCGCCTCCTCTGCTTCTGCTTCTGCTGCTTCTGCTGCTTCTGCCGCTTCCGCTTCCGCATTTGCAATCTCCTGTACAATATCTGGTGCATCTTCATCTAGAATCGTTTCCATTGTATCCCTTGCAATATTCGCATCCATTCCGTCGTCCACCTCAGTAATAGGAGTCTCAGGGATAAGTTCATTCATCTCCTCTAAGTGCTCGTCCGCCTGAATCTCAGTTGTCGGTGGTAAATGCCTCAGCGTAATATTCTTCACCGTTTCATCCTTCACAACAACAACGTTTTCCGCCGGGTCGTGAATAATCTCTACGTGCGGAGGAATATGAATAGTCTCCTTCTCTTTATGTTCCAGAACGTCCTGAAGATGGTCTAGGAATGAATCGAATTCGTTGGAGGAGTCACGGTGCTGGTATGAAAGTTGAGTCAACTTATATACCTGGCTTACAATCCCCTTATACGCTTCTAGTAGGGACATTTGTACTGTTTAATGGTTGCGTTTAGGCTCTAAATGGCGTTCAATTTTTAACACGGCGACGCGACCGGCGCGACCGGCGCATACGCTTAGATGTTCTATGACGTTTACGTCTACCACCTACCGCTGGCAACTTAATTGTAGCACGTACAACATCTCCGTTGCCTGTAATTGCTGCTCTGGTAACGGGATTCGTTAGTTGAGTTTTGAACCACTCCGATATAGTAGATTCTCTAAATATATGTTTATCGCCAAATAACGGTCTCTGTAAAATAACAACTGCCTCATCATTTTTAAAAGGTTCCATATCAATTACATTCGCATTGATTCCAGCAGGAAGCACTAATTCTCCAATGTTTGGCGCATTTACGATTAGCGGATGTAATCCTTCGGCTGCTGCCGCCGCCGCCGGAGCCGCAGAGTGGTAGTCCTCCTCCGCCGCCTCGTACGCGCTGTACGCCGCCAACGCCGCCGCCTCCGCCTCCGCCTCCGCCGCCGCCTCCGCAATGCCCTCCGCCGTCATCGCGTGCGCCGCCGCCGCCGCTGCAATTGCTTCGGCTGCACCAGGAAGATCATTAAAAAATTTCCAGTTATTACTATTAATTGCTCCGACAACTACGACAAATTCAAGTTCATTTATCTCATTTCTAAATCTAAATTCAGTGTTTCCAAATCGGTTTGGTCCAACTGAAACTAATGTAAAAGGTCGTAATCCTGTAGCATTTCTCCATGGTCCTTCATCCATTTGTCTATATCTAATTAAATAACGTCTTCCCACAACTAATTCATCCATCGGGACCCGCTCCATCTTCTACATTTTAAAAATATTAATTTGATGTTCCAACCTGCTGAATCTGCATCGCCCACTCGACCGTCGCCTCCTTCGATTTCACCGGCTTTGAGCGACGTAGACGTAGACCCTGAGCACCAGGCGCATTGTACTTATGCTGGATATCATTGCGGATAAAGACATTCTTCAGGTTCTGGTCATAGAAGTCAATCGGCTTTGTGTCCATCGTCTGAATAATGCTCACCATTGGCGGGGTTAGTACATCTACACGCAGCTTCTTCTCGTGTAGAATCGCACGATATTCCGAGATATCCATGCTGCCGCCGAACATACGTAGGACTTCACGGGGCGGGGACGGGCGAATACCGCTTGGCGACCCAGGCGGTAGCTCTGCATCATCTGCATACAGGCTGTTGAGTAATGCATAGCGTTCCCACTGAACGTGGCTATCAATACGCTCCTTGAATAGGTAAGACGTAGCACACTCTGCCGAGCAGAAATTACCATACATATACCAAATCTCGTCTAATATATGGCTCGGAATAGCAAACGGCGGCGTATGGAAGTAGTGGCAGCACCAAAAGCAACTGATATCCGTCTTATCAGGAAGTTTCTGGTAGCGATTCGAGTCCTGGAATAACACCATCAGCTTCTCGGCGTAATTGCTCGGCAGCTTACACTTCGTCTCTCCAGGAGTAGTGACGGTCGTTGCCAATCTTTGCTCTTGCTTCGGCTGATTACGGTCACTTGTTACACCACTGCCTTCCATACCTTCCAGAAAACTCATTTCGTTTGTTCCCTGCTCATAGGGTAGCGGTACATCCGGTACAACTGGATCGTACTTGAGTTCGTTGGTTGCATCAAAGTTGAGCGAGGCGGTGCTCACAGGCAGATGCGCAATAAGGGGACGCTGCTCAGGTAGAAACGACCCCATTACGCCTTGGGGTGAGACAATGGCGACCACCGGCGGGGTCTTCTTGGACGCACGAGGCTTCTTCTCCTTCACAACCTTGGGCTTGTCGGACATTTGGCTTGGTTTCTCCTATGCGTGCGAGGGTTTAGACTGGTGCCGCGAAGCGGGCATTGGTCCTGCTGCGCTAGATGCTTCCTTGTGCTCTACTTCGCCAGCAAATACCGCCCATACGGAAACACTTGTCGTATTGCAATCCGCTCAATCTCCGATAACTCTTCATACTGTTTTAGAAGAATATCAACAATCGGCTGGTTCTTCTTCAGGCAAGCGTGAATATACACCTTCTTAAAAATATAGTCCCAAACACCATCATACATGTCCTGGATTTCTGACAAAAGGGTTGTAAATCCCTCGGAGTCTTTCTTATTTATGTATTCTTTGAATACGTGAATAACGTCATCAACCGACATTTCTAATGGTTGGTCGGTTTATTTGTTTATGCCGCCACCGATGTGCTTGTTAAGAAGGAAGAACGGTAGCAACAGTTTTTCCAAAAAAGTCAACACCTGGTGGATTAGCAGTAGGTGATGTTATACCTAGAGCAGTTGCGGTTGCTGAAGATATATATACAGTTGTTAATCCAGAATCTCCGAACGTAACTCCACCGATACTTGTAACTGAATTAGGAATTGTTATTGATGTCAATAAGGTACAACTATAGAACGCATAGTCACCAATACTTGTAACTGAATTAGGAATTGTTATTGATGTCAATCCGGTACAACCGAAGAACGTATAGTCGCTAATACTTATGAATAATGGATTAGTTGGTAATGTTACAGATGTCAATGCGGTACAACTTTCGAACGCATTCTCACCAATACTTGTAACTGAATTAGGAATTGTTATTGATGTCAAACTGGTACAACTTTTGAATGCATAGTTACTAATACTTGTAACTGAATTAGGAATTGTTATTGATGTCAATCCGGTACAACTTTCAAATGTACTGTAACCAATACTTGAAACTATTGAAGTTGGTGTAAATATTACAGATATCAAAGAGGTAACATTAATGAACGCATTATCACCAATACTTGTAACTGAATTTCCTATTGTAACACCTATTAAATTAGCCGCAGAGGGGACTTGAGATGCCGGTATTGAACTTATAGTAGCAGTATAAGAAAAATTTGCCAAATTTGTATTTCTAGTAAAAGTATTCCCGCTCCATGCAACACTAGCACCTCGAGATATGTTATATACTAGAATTGTTGGTGTAATTGTTGGTGTAATTACAACGGGAACGCGGGTTGGTATTATTGTATTTTGCGCGATAATAGCATCATATTCTGCTACTGTTGTATAAACCGCTCCTGCTCCTAAATTTATAACGGCGTAATGACTTGGGGTAAGAGCCTCTGTACCTCCTTCTATTTTTTCAGGAAATTGACCTACTCCTTGTAATAATAAGGTCTTATTCGCAACATATCCCGCAAATATAGTTCTATCTTTTAATTTCTTGATTCTTTGAGATTCTGATATATCCACATATTGGGACATTCTAAGAAATGAATGTATTTTTAAAAAGGACAGATGCGTTATCTGGGGATATTTCATTTAAACTATACGAATAAGAATATGCCGTCGCCTAGGATTTATCTTTTTATTCCTTATTACGGCAAGTTTCCAAACTACTTTCAACTCTATCTTGATTCTTTAAAAATGAATCAAGACATATTAACTGTGTTTTTTATTACGGATATAGACA